GCCGCACTCAGGATCGGCTCAGATTCCGGCCCCGGATAGAGATAAAGCAGAGCGTCAATTTCATAATTCACAATCTCCGCTGACTGGACGGTTAGCCGGTCGGCGACAGGCCGCTTATCATCCGCTGAGAGCGTGTCGTTTACCGTTGCGATCAGCTCGTCGCTCGCCGTGCCATCCCCTTCGGTAGACAGAATGGACACGACGACAACTGCGGGTGAAGGGCTGGTTGCCCTGGCATCTGCAACTTTACCGCTGGCACTCTTCGCAAAATATTCGTATGCCCCGGTCGGGCCAGCAACGCTCAACCCTTCAAAAGCGGATTGCGCACGCAGACGCAGTGCGGTATCGCTTTCCATCTCTGCATCGGTGGTTTCGGTAGCCGGAATGCGAACCAGGCGCTCGGTGTTCAGGTTACCCGCAAGGTTATCAAGATCGGTGGAGACGGAATGGCTCAACATGCAGGCCGCAGCACCCTCATTGATTCGCTGGCGCAGCATTAATTCCCGGTAGGCAATCACCTGCGCCAGTATGGTCAGGGGTTCAGACTCAAGTTTTAACGCAGCGGCAACAGAAGCCTGTTGTTCATCAGGGAAAGCCGCGATCATGACGGCTTTGACATCCGCCAGAATCACTTCAAAATCCAGCGCCTCAATAATTTGCGGCGGCGGTAGCTGCGCCAAATCAACTGTTGCCATTGCTGATTTTCCTGAGTGTTAAGGTTGTCGTCTGCTGTTCCATAGATTCCGTCAGAGCCCCTGACAATCCCGCCTCCACTGCTCCGGACTGCGAATAACGCACATCCACGATGCTCAGCGTGATCCGCGGTTCCCATGTCGCCAGCGCAATAACCACTGCGCTCATCAGCTGCATGCGTGTAACGTCGTTTTGCGGACCATCAATCAGATCAGGAACGAGAGAGCCGTAGTCACGGCGCATGACCCGCGATCCAATCGGGGTGTTAAGAATGTCACTGGCTGACTGCCACACGTGGGCGGCATCCGTCAGCGTTCCCGTGCCATCAGGATTCATCCCGGTATAGCGCACCGTCACTTCGTGCCCTCCGTCCAGCTTCCGCCACGCTGCACGGCACCATGACCATGATCATCAACCTGGACACCGTTTGAGATGAAAGCACCGCCAGTATGCGTAAAGTCCCCCTGCATTTTGCCGCCTTCCGTAACGGTGAAATTTTTGGTTTTCAGCATCGCGGTACACTCGACCAGCGGCGTTTTCAGCAAGACCTTAACCGACGCCTCAACCGTTGCTGATTTAATACCGCTGACCTGCAAAGCCCCTGCCTCTGCGTCATAGCGAAACTTCGCTCCATCCGGCGCGGTCACGATCATTTCTTTTGCCGATATACCTGGCGCCGGGTTGTCGTTGCTGTAAAGACTCCCCCCGATGATCGCAGCGGTAGTGTTACCCCCAAGGCACAGGAACCATACCTGCTCGCCAACAGACGGCGGCACCCAGAAGCTGAAATCGCCTGCACGCTGTGCATTCCAGCGCAGCCAGGTGGAATCCAGCTCTCCGCTTTTTACCCTTACCCGCCACTTTTCCTCGTCAATCTCCATCACCGTACCGGTGCGAACGATGTTTTCCAGCAGGCGAATGACTTCAGCCAGATCCATCAGCTCCCCCCCAGAGAATCAATGACCTGCCGGGCAATAGCCATGCGGTCCGCCTTGCTCAGGCCGAGCAACTCACGGCGCGGATAGCTTGCCATCGCGCCACTGTCGTTTACCCGGTCCCGCAGTCCGTACTGGTGAACGCGGGCAATGCGGGCAGCTGCACCAGAAAAACCAACTACAGCCCCCTCAGAAGTGGCGCTTGCTTTCAGAAAACGAGCTGTGCGCAGTCGGCGAAACATAGGATCACTTTTCGTGGTATCGCGGCGCGTCTCGCTGGCGTTGAGTTCAAGGTAACGTTCAATATCCGCACGATAGAACGAACGCACGGCACCTTTCCCTTCATCAAATCCGGTCAGCATACGCCCGCGACTTCCACGGGTTGCCCGCCAGTTGCTCAGATGGCGCTCTTCCCCTTCCCAGATAAAGCCGATCTCAGCGCGTGACTTCAGTACGCGACGGCGGCGCTTCGGGTATTTCGTACCATCCGGAGTCGTCTGCTTACCTATGCGCTGACTCTGGCTTCGACGTAGTGCCGTCGCTATTCCACGCGCTGTACGCAACCGACCTGCTGGCGCCATTGCGGACAGGATGTCTGCAAAAACCTGATCGAGTTGATGAAACAGCGCTGTATCATCGGTCATGCCAGCTCTCCTCCGCCAAATACCACTTCCCACTCACCGCCATAGATGCGCGGGCGGTCTTCACTCAGGTGCTTCGCGACGGGCTTCCCGTCAACAGTTTCCACCATGACGCGCTCCCAGACCGGCACCTTGAACAGAAGATCGGCCAGGTCGTCGCTGATAATGTCGGCGTCAAACTCCACCTTGCGGTTATTGTCAGGGTTCAGCAGTAAATCCGGCTGATATTGCCAGGCCCAGGCCATGATCGGCAGCATCAGGTCATCAACCGCCCCGGGGAATTCCACGGCGAGAATATTGATGGTGTAGAGGTACATGAAAGACGGTTCGCCGGTCGCTTCAATCCCGATATTGCCTTTTTCCACCCAGACGGTGATTTGCTCCGGGTTGGCCTTACACCAGGTGTTACCTGCTATCAGGGCCTCACGCATCAATTCTGCTTTTTTCACTTTATCCCCCTGGCGATTCGCCGCAGTTCCAGCTCTCTGATACCCGCTTTGTCGGCGTTGCATGTGTCCAGCGCATCCAGCAGTGCATCGGACCACGGAGCGAGGCTCCCGTATGTCATTGGTTTTGGCGGTGCTGGCGTTTCAGTTTTTGCCGTCAGGCTTTCCGGTAAAGGTTCCTGAATAATCACCGGCGCTGACTTCGGCGGCTCGCTGGTACAGGCTGTCAGCCACACGGTCAGGCACAGGCACAGCGGCGCATTTATCACCGGCCAGCTCAGTTTTGATATTTTCACGGCGCTTTTCCCCTGTATCGCTACGCTTCTGAGTCAGTGTTTTCAGACCAGCGGCCACTTCGTTCACGTCGTTACTTAACGCCCTGACCTCTGCCAGCACATCACCGGTTTGCTTAAGCTTCTGGTTGGCTTCTCCAAGGGCCGTCTCTGCGGCCTCTCGCTTACTGCTCTCCAGCGTCAGCCTGACGCCTGCGATGACCAGCAGAAGGGAAATAAAAACGGTAAAAACACCCAGCGCTTTCATTTCGCCCCCTTCAGTTCAGGCTCTGAGATGCACCAGTCCCGAAACTCTTCCCGGCGCTTTACCAGCCCCGGCAGGCGTTTTCCGCCGGAGTTGACAAAGTCTGTGAGTCGCTCGCAAACACCCTGCCAGTTACCATCCTGCGCATTGCGCCAGATTGTTGTTCTAACCTTCTGGCCCTTTTTGTTGGTGTACCAGCCAAGACCACCACAACCGACGTTAAATGCGCCGTCAGTCAGCGCTTCGAAAACCCGTTGTGGCGCAGCTGCGCCATTAAACTCGCGGTTTACGCATTTCTCAGCACGAAACAGGTCATTCACCCATCGCTCGGCGATCTCGCGCTCGGCGTATTCTCGGTTCTGCACGTTGCTGGTCGACCCCATGCCTACGGTCAGCACACCTGCCGGGCAGTAATACGGCGTCTTTCTGCAATCCTCGTATTTCGCCATCTTCAGCTGCGCTTCAGGACTTGTGCGCAGCGTCTGCGGCCAGAGTGCCGCTGCGAGAGAGACAATCGCCGCAACAGAACAGGCAATAATTCCTCTTTTCATCGCGGTGACTCCCTGATAGTCCGGATTAACTCCTTCACGTCCTGCCGGTTCTCGGTATCGTCCCGAATCGCATCGATCAGTTCATTCAGCAGAACATTATTGGTTTCATGGATGCGGGACATCCGGCGGCGATGGAGCTCACCCAGCACGGCAACCACGATCCCGGTGAGCGCAGCAATGAAAGCCAGCCAGTCCTTTTGCGTCATCATGCCGACGCCCGTCAGCAGCATCGACCAGAGGTACACCGTCCAGTTCCAGAGGCGGTTTATCAGCTCCATAATTGAACAGTCTCCTTTGTCGCAGAGGTGTCGACGTCAGGCAGCTCAACTTCCTGCCCTGCATCAAGGAAGAGCTGACCGGCCAGCGCATGATTCGCAGCCAGTACGATCTCGGTCACGCCCTGGGTGATGCCGTAGTGACGCTGACACAACAAATCCACTGTATCGCCCTGCAATGCCTTCACTTTCATCAGAACGCCTCCGCAGAGTTACGGACCACACCCTGAATATCCGAGATAGCCCAGCGCGCATCACGCCAGTGATCATTCGCCTGGGTTGCGAGTGCTGCGGCGCGCTTCTCGCCCGCGTCACCCGTGGTGTCAACATCGCGGAAAGTCTCGATCAGAAGGGCCCGCGAGATGCTGTAAACTGCGCGGCGCCAGCGATATACCTTTACGCTCTCGTCGTTAATCACCATGGCCGGTACGGCGGCCAAACTGGCATATCCGGCCCCAATCTGTTCAGCCTGCCATTGCTTCAGCTGATCAGCTGTGTGGGCTACGGCTTCAATGACCACCTGCTTTAAACGCGAAGTGGTAACCGCACCGGTTATCCGCATCTCCTTACGGACGTTGCTCAGCACTATCTCGGGCCAGAACTCCCCGGCGGTGACTTTCTCTCCGCCGTCATCCACGTCCGGCACATCCTCCGCAGAGGAGGTAACTGTGCGAGGGGCCACAAGGCTCATCGTGTAGTCTCCAGAAAAGGTTGGCGGTGAGCGGACGGAGAAAAGCTAACGCGATGCGTTGCAGATCTCCGCCCGCGCCGCCAGCGCACGGGGCGCAAGTCGGTTATTTTTTATCGGCGGTGGGCTTTTTCGTCGTTGTTTTGCGGGCCGCCGTTTTGCGTGTTGTGCTTCCGGGGTTGTTTTTGGCGGCTGGCTTTTTGGCAGCTGGCACCGTCACTTCCGGCGTTGCTACAGCCTGATTATTGCCCCCTTCGCCCCCGCTCTGGTCTGCCCCCTCACCGCCTGATGCATTTTCCACAGAGGCTTTTTTTACCTGCCTGGCAAGCTTATCGATCAGCTTTTTCACCCCGGCGCCGGAGTCGAGGTTCAGCGCGCGACGCAACAGCTCCAGCGCGGTCGCCTGTTCATCCGCAGTGCCGTTGCACAATGCAAAGGCGCGGGCTTTATACAGCTTGGCCCGTACGACGTCTGGCATATCGCTGTTTTCAGTGATCTCCTGGACCTCATCGAGCACCGCCAGATATGGCTTAACATCAGTGCTGTCATCCGCCTTGACCTGCACCAGAATGGGATCGCAAATCTCATCGACCAGCGCTGTCGCTGCCGTGCGGTTAAACCGGTCTGGCATTGCCAGGTTGTGCGCGATGACATACCGCCCGATGCGCACGGCCAGCGGATAATCCCGAATATCAATCGCCCAAATCATCAGGCGCGTGATCACTTCATCCTGTCGCCCGCTGTCTCCCTCCAGCGTTCCTTCAATCCACCCCTCGTAATTGGGTAGCAGCTGGCGTTTAAGCACGGCTTTTGCCTGTTCGCCCTGAATTTTCTTCAGCGCACTCATATCCATACGCATGCGGTGCAGAATTTGCTCGTGCGCAGTACGCGCTGTTTCTGACAGATCATCTGCCTTGCCATGGCGTTCAGCCATGACGCGTTGAAAATGTCGTTGTGCCGGTGTCAGCATTGTTTCTTCCCCGATGAACGGCGGGCCGAAGCCCGCCAGTGTGCGGTTATGCGCCGCCTGCCGGCGCCTCGGCAAAGGTAATGCCGTCAATGAATGCGACGTTGCCGTAGTCCTCAATCACAAAGTCATCATTCGATGACTGATAGGTCGCAATACGGTTGTACTCCGGCTCTTCCTTGATCGTCCGGCGCATTCCACCGCGCTGGTAGTACACGGACAGGTTTTTAAACGGCGTGATCAGTACGCCATTGACCGGGAAGTACGGCGCGATGAAGGTCGGCATGTTGCCGACACGTTCCTGCGCAACAATCAGCTGACCGGCCAACATTTCGGTATTCGGGTTGGTCTGGCTCATGGCGTTAATCGCCGGGAAGTTGCCGGTGGTCAACAGGTCGCCCGCCAGGATTACCACGTTGTCAGGATTACGTTTGTGCCACTCATCCATCAGGCTGTTTTTTGCGTCGTACACCGCCGCGCCCAGGTTGCCGTAAGTCCCTTTCGCAATAACCTTGTTATCTTCATCACGGGAAGTGATCGTGACTCCGGAAATCACGCGGTGTGAGGCTTCGGTACGGATTTTCTCCAGCCAGCCAATACCACAATCCTGCAACAGTGGGTTAGCCGCGCGGTCTGATGGATCGCTGTATTTGGTGCCGTTGAAACCGATCATGATGCGGTCAAGTGACATCTGGCGAGCCATAGCCTTGCTGATCAGGGGCTGGAATTCCGGCATATGCGCCCAGGCATCAAGCTGTTCATAGCTGATCCCGTAGTCGTAGTTGACCTTACGGCACATGTAATCAAACGGCTCCATTGAATGGTTAGCCCCTGGATTACGACGGTTGGTGGTGCTGTTGTTAACGCCAGCCATCGGGCCTTTGCTGCCAATCAGCACTTTCTGACCAATCTGCTGGTTAACGCCAAACACGTTAATTTTGCTCAGGAAAGAATCACTCTCCTGTGCGGCCTGCTCCATGCGCTGCTGACGCGCCGGGTCTACCGCAAATTTCGCAGCGACTGCCGCAGTCGATACGCCGTTTAAGCGCGCCTGTTGCGCAATGTACTGATCAAACAGCTGGCGGGTATTGTTTTCCATGTTCTCTGCTCTCGTAGTGGATATCAGTAATCAGCCAGCTGCGCGTTGGCGCCGCCGTTCGCAGGTGGTCGCTGACTGAAGGAAGCTTCAGTGCTCACCAGCTTCTGGCGCAGCTCCGCAAGCTCAGTGGTCAGCTTCTGGATAGCGGCCTTATCCTCCTGGCGCTCCTGCTCTGCGGCACTGAAGCGATCAATTTGCTCGGATTGCGATTGCGCCACGGCCTCAACGACCTGATGCATCTGACTGAAGCGCTGATCGTCCGTTTTCTGACCTTTGCCAATAATGCTCATCACGCGATTAAACCACCTGGCACCTTCATCGCTGCGCTGGGCGGTCAGCTCGATCACCTCTGCTTCAAGCGCTTCGGTGAACATCGGCGCCTCACCCTGCTGGTTATTGAAGGCCATCACCGATGCACGCTGCTGTGAGGCAAATTTAAGACGCTCAGTGCCCAGGCTCGCCGGGGTATCGGTCATTGCCAGCCCGACAACATAGGCTTTGCCGTTGAGGGCAAACTGCGGATGCAGCTCAATACTGGAATAGACTTTTTGCCCTTTGTCGGTCATCTGCACCATGCGCTCGGATGGTTCGATTTCGGCATAAAGCGCGGTGCGCCCCGCCAGTGCACCTTCGGTGATGTCTTCAGTGCTGAGGGCTACCACATCCCCCATCGCCCCAAAATCGCTATTCGGGAACATAGAGAGATAGTGCTCAATGTTGACCCGCGCGCCATACACCTCTGGGTTGTAATTTGCTGCCGCATCGCGAAGGTGCTGCGGTTGAATTTCGCGCCCGTCAACGGTATTTCCGGAGACGGCCACGCGAAACTTCTTACGTGGTTTTGCTGTGCCTGCCATGTTCGTTTACTCGCTTGTTTTCTGAGTTCCCGGAGATGATGGCAGGGGGACGCATCCCCCCTCAACGCGTTGTTGTTGTGAGCGGAGCACTACAACCTAAAGCGAGCGCAAGGGTACGCGCGCGCGGGTTAATCTCCCCGGCAGGAAGCGAGGAGGATTAATGGCGATTGAAGAAGCATTCATCATGCAGCGTGCACGACAGCTTTACTGGCAGGGCTACCCGCCAGCAGAGATCGCACGCCTGATGGGGATCAACCAGAACACGGTTTACTCATGGAAAAAGCGAGATGAATGGGACGCCACACCGCCGATCCAGCGCGTGACAACATCCATTGATGCCAGGCTAATTCAGCTCACTGGCAAAGACAAAAAGACCGGCGGTGATTTCAAAGAGATTGACCTGCTCACCCGTCAGCTGAAAAAGCTGGATAACGGCACAGCAGCCACCCAGCCGAAGAAAAAGATCCGCAAAAAGCAAAACTATTTCTCAGAGTCGCAGATTGCCGCGCTGCGGGAGAACATTCTCGGCTCTCTGCACTGGCACCAGAAAGGGTGGTATGACAATCACCACTGGCGCAACCGCATGATCCTGAAAAGCCGTCAGGTTGGCGCGACGTGGTATTTCGCACGTGAAGCTCTGGTGCGCGCCCTGTCTGAGGATGTGAAATACAAGCATCAGCGCAACCAAATCTTTTTATCGGCAAGCCGCCGCCAGGCGTATCAGTTTCGTAGTTTCATTCGCTCGGCCGCCGAAGAAGTTGACGTGGAGCTCAAGGGCGGCGACATGATCCAGCTGTTCAACGGCGCCGAGCTGCATTTTCTTGGCACGTCAGCGGCTACCGCTCAGTCATACACGGGCAACCTGTATTTCGACGAATTCTTTTGGGTAGGCCAGTTTGCCAACCTGAAAAAAGTCGCGGGCGCCATGGCAACGCTAAAAGGCCTAACGCGTACCTATTTCTCCACCCCTTCAGCCGAAAGCCATGAGGCTTATCCATTCTGGACAGGTGAAGCATTTAACAAAGGTCGCAGCCATGGCAAGCGCATTGAGTTTGATACATCCTGGAAAACACTTAACAGCGGCCTGATGTGCCCGGACAAGATCTGGAGGCAGATTGTCACGTTGCAGGATGCTATCGACCATGGATGGGATCTGACTGATATCGACGAAATCCGGGAAGAGAACAGCCCGGAGGAATACGACAACCTGTACGGATGCCAGTTCATCAAAAGCGGTGAAAGCGCCTTTGACTATAACAGGCTACTGGCATGCGGCGCTGATGGTTATGACGACTGGCCCGACTGGCGGCCATATGCGGCCCGCCCCATGGCTGATCGTCCCGTCTGGATTGGCTACGACCCGAACGGCGCCAGCGGCAAGGGGGACAGTGGAGCCATATCCGTTAACGCTGTGCCGATGGTGCCCGGCGGCAAGTTCCGCACGATTGAGACACTACGCATACGAGGGATGGAGTTCGAAGAGCAGGCCAATCTCATTATCGGCATGCTCACCCGGTACAACGTGCAGCACATTGGGATCGATGGCACCGGTATTGGTGAAGCGGTTTATCAGCTGGTTAAAAAGCATTTCCCGGCAGCGGTTTGTTACCAGTTCTCACCGTCCAGTAAGCGAATGCTCGTGCTGAAGATGCAACAGC